ATCAGGCAAATAAAGGAATTAACAACTTTAAAATTTCTGAAATGTTTTGGTGGAAAGACCCAAGATATTCAAAAGATTTATATTTGGTTCCAACGGAAGATATGGTTGATTATCTATTAAACAAAGAAGAAAAAGACCATTCCGGAAATATATCATTTGCGGATACTGACCCATATGAAAGAGATTATGAAAAGATAAAAGAATATTTTTCTCAAGGATATAAACCATGCTCTACTTGGTATGAGAAAATGGTTAAAAAGTTAAAGTATGATAAAAGAAAAATAAATCAGGAGCTTAATTGTGAATTTTTAGGCTCTGGTGATAATGTCTTTGATTCAAAACAATTAGATTATATTAAACAAAATACAATTCAAGAAGCCCCAAATAAAATGATGGGTAATTCTTTGTGGATGTGGAAAGAACCAGTACAAGGTCACAAATACATAATGGGTGTTGATGTTTCTCGTGGAGATAGTGAAGATTTTTCTTCAATTCAAATAATTGATTTTGATGAAAGAGAACAAGTACTTGAGTATGTTGGAAAAATACCGCCAGATTCTTTAGCGGAAATTGCATATAAATGGGGTTTAATGTATAACGCATTTTGTGTTGTCGATATTACCGGTGGTATGGGAATTACAACTGTGAGAAAAATGCAAGAACTTGGATATAAGAGTTTATATATTGATGGTGTTGATTCTATGAATATCTGGGCCGTTAATAAAACTTCGGTTGATAAAATACCAGGGATTAATTTCAATAACAAACGAGTTCAAATAATTGCAGCATTTGAGGAATATGTAAGACACAAATTTAAGATTAGAAGTTCAAGATTATATAATGAAATGAACACATTCATTTATATGAATGGAAGGCCAGACCATCAAAAAGGACAACACGATGACCTTATAATGGGAATATCTATGGCAATTTATGTTGGTGAATCGTCATTTCAAAAGTTAGAAAAAGTAACTCAACAAACAAAAGTTATGATTGAGTCTTGGACTGTTACAGAAAATGAAAGTGCTAAAAATGTTATAAATTTTAATCCAGTAATACCAAATTACGGTAGAAACGATATAAACAAAAATAATGACCCAACAAAAAATGATTACATAAAATATGGTTGGTTATTTGGTAATGCAAGATAAAAATGGGTTTAGATAGAAGAAAAAGGTCTGGAAGAATATTTGCTGGTTCACAATTAAATGTTGAAGGGCAGGGAATATATTCAGTTAAAATTATTGCACCAAATTTTTCAAATAAAACACGAAAGCCAAATTTGGAAGATGTGGTTATTGTTACAACAACAACTACAGCGACTCCTCCACCAGTAATTACTTGTAATATTGAAACACAACAATTTAATAATATGATTACTCAAGGTTTTGATAATTTGGTTTGGTGTTAAAATATTTAAAAATATATAATTATTGTTAGAATTATAATATGGAACAAAAACAAAAAGAATTTACAGTTTGGCAAAGGTTGTCCAACACCTTTGGCCCCAATTCATTACTGAATCAAGATTACCCAACATATAAAATTGATAAAGATGTTTTATTAAAAACAAATGACCGATTAGAATATGAAAAACAAAAGTTACAAGCACAACAGACTTTGTATCTTGCGGGACAATGGACTAAAATTGAAAATAATTTATATACACAAGCTGTTTATTATGAACCAACGAGATTGGCTTCATTCTATGATTACGAATCTATGGAATTTACTCCAGAAATTTCTACAGCCCTTGACATATATTCAGAAGAATCTACAACCCCAGACAAAGATGGGAAAATGTTACAAATTTATTCAGAATCTAAAAGAATTAAAACAATACTTGAAGATTTATTTTATAATGCTTTAGATTTGAATACCAACCTGCCAATGTGGATTAGAAACACTTGTAAGTATGGTGATAATTTTGTTTATCTAAAATTGGACCCTGAAAAAGGTATTGTTGGTTGTATGCAATTACCAAATATTGAGATTGAAAGACTCGAAAGGGGTATGGCCGCAAAGTCATACAATGCCGAGGTTGACCCAAAACAAAAAGGTTTAAGATTCCATTGGAAAACAAAAGATATGGAATTTAACACTTGGGAAGTTGCACATTTCAGATTACTTGGTGATGATAGAAAACTACCATATGGTACATCAATGCTTGAAAAAGCAAGAAGAATTTGGAAACAATTAATGTTGGCTGAAGACGCGATGTTAATATATAGAACAGCAAGAGCCCCCGAAAGAAGGGTATTCAAAGTGTACGTTGGTAATATGGACGATAAGGATGTTGAACCATATGTACAACGAGTTGCAAACAAATTCAAAAGAGATCAAGTTGTTGATAGTAAAACTGGTAATGTTGATATGAGATATAATCAAATGGCTGTTGACCAGGATTATTTTGTTCCAGTAAGGGATCCAGCAGCGCCAAGTCCAATTGATACTTTACCTGGTGGACAAAATATGTCTGAAATTGCGGATATTGAATACATTCAGAAAAAACTTGTAACAGCACTTCGTATACCAAAAGCATATCTTGGTTTTGAAGAGGTTGTTGGTGATGGAAAAAATTTATCATTACTTGATATTCGTTTTGCAAGAACAATTAACAAAATACAAAAAGCAGTTATTGCCGAACTTAATAAAATCGCAATTATCCACTTATTTTTAATGGGTTTTGAAGATGAACTTCAAAACTTTACATTAGGTCTTACAAATCCATCTAAACAAGCTGATTTATTAATGATTGAGGTTTGGAAAGAAAAAGTGGCACTATACAAAGAATTGGTTGCTGAGATTCCAAAATCACTTCAAGCAACATCTGCTACTTGGGCTAAGAAACATATTTTTGGTTTCTCGGATGAAGAAATTAAACTTGACATACAACAAGTAAGATTAGAAAGAGCAGTATCAGCAGAACTTGATAATACGGCAACCATTATAACAAGAACTGGAATGTTTGACATTGTTGATAAATTATACAAACCAATTACTGGTGCAACACAAGGAGCGGCAGCAGGAGGAGCTCCACCGCCACCACCAGGAGGTGATATGGGTGGAGGAGCACCACCACCGCCAGCTGGGGGACCAGAAGCAGGAGGTGCACCATTACCAGAACAAACAAAAAATAAAAACTATAATTTGTTAGTAGAAAGTGATGATTATTTAAATGAAAATGAAATTGATTTGTTTAAAGCAAACACTTCTCTGGGTGCGATTGAGGAAGAATTATTAAAAATACTAAAAGACTAATATTTATAATAAAAAAGTTATGATGTTTGGTACTATAAAATCGAAAATAGAAAAAGTATTATCTGAATCTTATGTAAATGAAAAAGAATTCAAAATGAATATCTTTTTATTTAATGAAATGGTTTTAAAAGATAAAAATTTAAAAAAGATTTTTTTTCTTTATGATGAGCTTTCATCAAAGAAAGGTCTTAATGAAGAAATTGCAAAAGATTTCTTAAATGAAAGTCAGGTAATTTTTGAAAATGTGGTTAATAAAATTAAACCGCAAACAATTAACGAACTAAATCTATGGGTTGGGAATGTTAAGTGTAAAAATGAATATAAAAATATTGATGAGTTTTTTAGTACAAATGTTCTAACATTGGAAAACAAAATTAAAAGTAAAAAAATTATATTAGAAAATATACAAAAAAATCCAGAAACTGAAAATCAAGATGTTGTTCAGGTTCCTTTTAGTAAAATGTATAAAGTTGCTAATAAAACTGTAAATGATTATTTAAACACACTTTCAGAAAGTGAAAGAAAAGAAGTCAATAAAATCCTTAAAGAAAGTGACCAAAAATTAAAAATTGAATTTGATGTTATCAAAGAAAATGTTGTTGATAAATTAAATAAAATTTTAAATGAAGAAAGTTCTGATGATGTTGTAACAACAATTAAAGAAACTTTAAATAAAGTTGAAAAAGAAGAATATAATAAAATCAATTATGTTAAATTGAAAAAATTAAATAAAAGTATTTAATCGTTACTTTTAAATTTTTTCTGAACATAAACTGCTTTAATTTTTTGTTGTCTTTTTTGAACTGATTTTTTTGTAAATTCTCGTCTTTCGTTTAACAATGAATTTTGTCTGGTTTTAATAACCTTACTTTTTAATTCTTTAAGGGCCTTCTCAATCCCACCTCTCTT